GTTGTTCATAACTTAAACCTGGATCAGAAGGTTTCTGTAAAGCACTACTATGTACTTTGTAAGGCACTACTCGATAGTGATACGTTTTTGCTGTAGTTCCGTCTTGTAATTCTTTTCCAGTGCCATTTTTAATAAATGTTTGTGCATCAATTCTAAACCAATCAACCATACCTTTATCATCAGCAGGCCTGTCTTTAAGTTCTTGAGCCCAACTACTAGATGTAACAACTTCTTCGATTATTTTTGTTATTTTTTCGTCAGAATCAAATGTAAAACTACGTTGCACAGGATCAACAACATTCTTTCCTCTTGTATAAACCATATTCTTCTTATCGTACTGCTGACCACTTTTGCCCATAGGTACTTTACCGCCATCGTTGTAATTTTTTGCAACTACTGCATTACCAATTTGATTTACAGTTCCACTATCTTGTGCCAAAGTAATTAAACCTTCAGTGATATTACTTTTATTAAAAACCATTCCTGTAACACTACTAAGAAAAGCATCAAAATCTTGTGGTGCTTGTGCTCCAAGAAATCCAGTTATGCTCTGAAAAACAGCATTTATATCTCCTGATCTAAAAGCTCCTAAAACACCTTGTAAAGCTCCAAAATTTGCTCCACCAAATGCACCTCCTAATGCTCCAACAAGTCCTCCGCCTAAAGCGGCTTTTCCTAAATTTTTCTCGCCAGAGGCTGCGCCTGCAATAACACCACCTATCACACCTGTAACAATATTTCCAAACAATGGACTTTTAGTTTTTTTTGGTGACGTTACAGCACCTTTGTCAATTGTATTTTTATTAGTAGTATTACTTACACTGGATGTAATATCGTTAGGAAAAGATACTACTATCTCATCTGCTGTAGGAAAATTTCCTTCTTTTCTAAGTTCTTCATATCTACCATTTATAATAGTGGTCAAACTTTCTGGACCTGTTTGTAATAATTCAACAACGTTTTTGCCTGTAATAGTAATATCAGAATAAGTCCTATCTATTTGGTCTACTAAAGCCTGTTCGTTCCAAGGTATGGCAGTTACATCATAAGTTGTTCCGCTTCCACTAACATTGAATTCAACATTGGCCAACTTCATAGGTATTTTACGTTGCAGGTTTACAGTTTTTCCTTCTTTATCTACTGTTACTGGATTACCATCGTCATCAAAACCAACAAATTCAATAGTTAATAAAAACGGTGCTTGAATGTAATTTGTAAACCCAGCTTGCAATGCAGCTATTTGTAATGTTTGCAAAAATAAACCCATACTGTAAGGTTCTAAAACTTGAAACGATATATTTGTTGCATTTGTTAATCTTGTTCTTGTATTAGGTACAATGATACCTTCTATTTCAACATCTTCAATATAATATTCTAATTTTCCACCAATCTGGTCTTCAAAAACAGTTGATACAAAACTTTCACTTTTTCCTCCGCTACGGAATATTTCTAATTGAGGTGCTCCGCCTGCATAAGTATCGTCAGGAAAATTGATTTCATCTGCTGTCAATACAGCAAATGTAAAGATACAATTATAACTAGAAAATACGTGTAACGGATTTATTTCTTTTGCCATTTATAATCCCAATTCGGCTTTTATATTACTTTGCTTTGGTAAAAATATTTTAGTTCCTGTTTGCATATCAAATACAGGATCTTTAACTATATCCATATTTCTTTGTGCAAATACCCACCACAATTTTGGTGTACCATACAAGTCAAAGGCTAACAAATCAGGTCTATGATTGTATTGCGGTTCTATGGTGTATAAAATATCATCATCTTCTGCTGGAATTGGTACAATTTGTAAAACTCCTAGTTCTCCACTAGACTCAACTTCAGTTTTATTCCAAGGACTGGTTTTTGGATAACTTACTGCCATTATAAAAATCCTTCAGATTTCAAATCACCATTTACAAAACGATCTAAACTAAACGATGAAGCTTTTGCTCTGCTGTAGATTGGTTGTAGTGTGAGCGATAAAGTTGATTGTGTAGGTACCCAAGAATATTCTTCAACAACTTGCGATGATTGCACAGTTTGTATTGGCACTCTTATATAATCATTTGCATTTTCAAGTGAATAACTAAAATTTTGTACAACAGCAGGAACATTATTCAATACATAATTTCCATATCCGTTTACTTTTACAATCGGAGGTGGTGCTCCTTTATTGCTTGTATCGCCAAAAGCCATTTTAGTCACGCTTTTGAAAAAATGCACTGCGGCAATCCAATATCTACCGTCATCTTCGTTTTGTACTGGAAACTCTCCTGCTATAACAAATGGTTCAACACTGCTGTTTTCATATACAGGAAAGGGATAATTACTATGTGTAGGTGCAACACTTCCATAATTGGCTGTGTGTTGAAAAGTAATTTGTGGCGTTAAAGGAAATACAACATTGTTCCCAGTTTTTTGTAATGGTGCTAATATAGGACTAGATCTAAATGTTGACAAATCAGGAACAGAAATTTTTACCCGCCAGTCTTCGCCTTCTTCTTTATTACTTGGATTAAACGCAGCTGTTGCAAAATTTGCAGAAAGTGGTTCCGCACCTGGTGCTAAATTTTTACTACGTAAGTTACTCATAAATCGATTAACATTGTTTAAGAAATCTCCTATACTCTGTTTGTTTTGTATATTATTTTCACTACCAATGTTACTATCTATACCTGTAATTGGATCAATTGCCATAGTTGTACTCCTATACTGTATTTAGTTGACAAAAATATGTGCGTAGTTTATAATAGAATAAAGCAAAGGAATAATAATGGCCAAAAGAATAAATTATCTTAACAATAAAGATATGTTAAAAGAAATACACAAAAGTAAAAGTACATTTAATAGTTATGTTGATCCTGTTTATGCAAATTACGATATCATTTTACCAAGTATAGAAAAAGTAAATGTTAGAACAATTGCCGAAGCAAAACGCAACAGAGCAAAAAAAATGTCAACTGAAGCATATGAAATTGCTAAAGCAGAAAACAAAAAAGTTAAAATGTCAGAATTTACTGTAGATTATAGATCTATAGAAAAAACTGACTTAATTTTTAGAATTATGATGTTTGATCATATTCCAGACGAACCTGGTAGAAAGAAAACACCAAAAACAATTGCTGATACTAAAACAAAACTTAATTTTCCTCCTTTTCAACATTACAAATTTGACGAAAATGACGTATTAGTATGTGTAGGTAAGTCTCATTGGACAGGTGGTATGGAAAATGGTTATTTTAGTAAAGATCACGGAAAAGCAACTAACGAACTTGCTCGTATGTGGATGAAACTTGTTGATCGTTATGCAACAAGAGGTAATGTACGTGGATACACATACAATGACGAAATGAAAGGGCAAGCAATATTACAACTTTCACAGATAGGACTACAATTTGATGAATCCAAATCCAATAATCCTTTTGCATATTATACCGCTGCTGTTACTAATAGTTTTGTACGTGTCATTAATTTAGAAAAACGCAATCAAAACATTAGAGATGATATTCTTGAAATGAATAATCTCAACCCATCGCACACTAGACAACACGCAGGTGAATGGGAAGCCGCACTAAAACGTGAAAGAGAGATGAAATAGAGGTTGATTTTAAGATTAACCTAGTTTATACTACTAGCGAAGTGGAGATTTCTAGTGTTTAACAAAGCAGCTGTGTTTACAGACATTCATTTAGGTATGAAGGGTAACTCACGAGTACATAATCAAGACTGTGAGGATTATATTGATTGGTATATCGAAACAGCAAAGGCAAATAACTGTGAAACAGGTATTTTTTGCGGAGATTGGCATCACAATAGAAATAGTTTGAATCTAACAACTATGGATACAACTATCAAGTTATTAGAAAAGTTAGGTAATGCATTTGATAAGTTTTATATGTTTGCTGGTAATCACGATTTGTATTACAAAGATAAGCGTGATGTAAAATCAACTGAATTTGCAAAACATATACCAGGTATTACTGTTGTAGATGAAATACAAGTTATCGAAGATGTAGCATTAGTGCCTTGGCTAGTAGGAGATGAATGGAAACGCATTGAAAAATTGCAGGCAAAGTACCTTTTTGGACACTTTGAATTACCTAGCTTCTATATGAACGCAATGGTCCAGATGCCAGATCACGGAGATTTGAAAGCACAACATTTTAAAAATCAAGAATATGTGTTCAGTGGACATTTCCATAAAAGACAAAAGCAAGGTAAGATACATTATATTGGTAATGCTTTTCCGCACAACTATGCAGATGCTTGGGATGACGACCGAGGTATGATGATACTGGATCGCGAAAACAATGCAGAACCAGAGTATATTAATTGGTTAGACTGTCCTAAATATAGAACAGTAAAGTTATCAAAGTTGATTGATGAGAAAGATACACTTATCAAGCCAAGTATGTATCTAAGAGTTACACTTGATATTGATATAAGTTATGAAGAAGCAAGTTATATAAAAGAAACATTTATTGATCAGTACAACTGTAGAGAAATAACACTAATACCACAAAAACAACTTGAAGAAATAAACACAGACTTGGATATAGAACAATTTGAAAGTGTAGATCAAATTGTAAGTAATGAAATCCAATCAATTGACACAGATAGTTTTGATAAAAAACTACTTTTAGACATATACAATGAGCTAGTATGATAAAAATTAAAGATTTAACAGTTAAAAACTTTATGAGTGTGGGTAATGTTACCCAAGCAGTTGACTTCAACAAGGAGCAACTTACTCTAGTGCTTGGTGAAAACTTAGATCAAGGAGGTGATGATACTGGATCACGTAACGGTACAGGTAAAACAACCATTATTAATGCATTGTCTTACGCATTGTACGGTCAAGCACTAACAAATATCAAGCGTAACAACTTGATTAACAAAACCAATAGCAAAGGTATGTTAGTTACGCTAAATTTTGAAAAAGGTGGGAACAAATATAGGATTGAACGTGGTAGATCACCTAATGTACTAAAATTCTATATAAATGATCACGAACAAGAAGAAGATGTTAACGAATCACAAGGCGATAGTAGAAAAACACAAGAAGATATTAGCAATTTACTTGATATGAGTCACGATATGTTCAAACACGTTGTTGCTTTGAACACTTACACCGAACCTTTCTTGAGTATGCGAGCAAATGACCAACGTGCTATTATCGAACAACTACTTGGTATAACGATTCTTACAGAAAAAGCAGAATTGTTGAAGGAAAAAACAAAACAAACAAAAGATTTTATTACAGAAGAAACATTAAAGATCAATGCAATAGAATCTAGTAATAAAAAAATACAATCTAGTATAGAAACACTTGCTGGTAGGCAACGTGCTTGGTTTTCAAAGCAAAAACAAGACATTGAAAAACTTGATGAAGCAATTGAGGAACTTGAAAAGCTAGATATTGATACAGAACTGGATAATCACGATAAATTAACTAACTGGAACGAGTTAAACAACAAATTAACAAGTTTAAACAAAGAAAAAGCTACATTAGAGTCTGCATTAATGAGAGCAACCAAAAGTGTTGAAAAAGCAGAAAAAGATGTAAAAGATCTTGATTCTGCAATATGTTATACGTGTGGACAAGAGCTTCACGCAGACAAAAAAGAAGAAATTGAAACAAGAAAAACAAAAGAATTAGCCGATGCAATTGCATATCAAACAGAAGTTGCTGGAAAATTAGAAAAAACAATGAATTTTTTAAATGAAATCGGCGATATTAACGGACGTCCTACAACATTTTACGAAACAGCTAAAGAAGCATACGAACATAGAAACAACGTAGATAATCTTCGTCAAAGTTTGGTAAGTAAACAGCAAGAGGACGATCCGTATCAGGCACAAATAGACGACTTAACTAATACTGCACTACAAAAAATTGATTGGACAAACGTAAACGACTTGACAAGTTTACGTGATCATCAAGAGTTTCTCCTTAAACTCTTAACAAACAAAGATTCGTTTATACGCAAAAAGATTATAGATCAAAACTTAGCGTATCTAAACAACAGGCTAACAAATTATTTAGACAAATTAGGCTTACCACATCAAGTTGTGTTCCAAAACGATTTATCAGTAGAAATTACACAACTAGGACAGGATTTAGACTTTGATAACTTGTCAAGAGGCGAACGAAACAGGCTAATATTAGGAATGAGCTGGGCATTTAGAGATGTTTGGGAGTCTTTGTATCAAGGAATAAACTTATTGTTTATTGATGAACTTATAGACTCTGGTATGGACACTGCTGGCGTTGAGAACTCGCTTGCTGTACTGAAAAAAATGGGCAGAGAGCGTGACAAAAACATATTCCTAATATCACATAAGGATGAATTAGTAGGTAGAGTCAATCACGTAATGAAAGTTGTAAAAGAAAACGGCTTTACCAATTACGAAAACGATGTTGAAATTGTAGAATGAATGACGATACACACGACAAACTTGTAAAAACATATTTGAACTACTTTGAAGCAAATGAAAAGTTTGAACAAGGTCCAAGCGAAAGAACAAAAAGATCTGCAAGGCGTGAGTTGCGTGAACTTATGCGTCTTGCAAAAACTAGGCAACAAGAAATAAAAGACACCTATAATGACGTGCTTGCAGACATTAGAGCAAGCGGAAAATGGGCAATGAACAAAGGCAAATCAAAAAAGACAAAGATGAATAAACAAGAAAATACATAGTATATGAGTTGGACATACAAAGGTAAAAAAGTAAACACTATACCAGATGAATATGAAGGCTTTGTATATCTGATTACAAACAAAAAGACAAAACAAAAATACGTAGGCAAGAAACTAGCAAAATTTAAAACAACCAAGCCACCATTAAAAGGCAAAAAGAACAAACGTCGAGGCTACAAAGAAAGTGATTGGCGTGAATACTGGGGAAGTTCAGATAGACTGAACGAAGATGTACAAAAGCTAGGCGAAAAAAACTTTACTCGTGAAATACTTTATTACTGCAAAAGCAGAGCAGAAATGAGTTACATTG